CAGAGGTTGAGGCCGCCGCGCGTAACGCGATGGGCCTCATGGGGTTCCAGCCCGAGCGGGTGGGTGCTGAACGTGTCGGCGCCTCACTCGCTCGCGGGCCGGAGCGTATCTCTGCCGGTCGCGTCGGCACGACCTTTGCGCCAGAGCGCATCGGTGCGGGCCGGGTAGGCACCACGTTCGCGGCTCGAGATGTTGCCGCACCGGGTGCCGCGCCGACCATGCAGGCCGCCTCCTTCTTGGGGCAAGACCTTAACCGCTACATGAACCCATACGAGCAGGCCGTCATCGAGACGGGGCTTGAGGACTTGGATCGGGCCGAGCGCGCGCGGCAGGCAGAACTTAATCGCCGCGCAACAACTGCTCGTGCCTTTGGTGGGTCAAGACAGGCTGTGGAGGCTGGCATTGCCGCTGGAGAAGCAGCTCGCGAGCGCAATAGGTTTGTCGCCGAGCGTCGCTCTCAAGCCTTTAAGGAAGCGGCGGCGCTGCGAGAGGCAGACGTTGCGCGTGAGCAGCAGGCCGGTGTTCAAAACCTAGATGTTGCGCAGCGCATCATGGATTTAGCACAGAGAGGTCAGATATCAAACCAGCAGCGAGACATTGAGTTATCCAGACTTGGGCTTACCTCGGAAACGACCAATGTTGAGGCTGGCCTGCGCGCTGAAATTGCAAATCAGCAAGCTCGAGAGGCGGCAGATCGCGCCCGATTGTCTGCAGAAACAACCAATGTGCAGGCTGGTCTTGAGGCTGACCGCGCCAACCAGCAGGCCATTGAAAACTATATGCGCATGGGGCTTACCGCTGAAGAGGCGAACCAGCGCGCAATGCTTGAGTCTGGGAGGCTAAACCAAGCAGCGGGGTTGTCTGGCGCAGAGTTTAGGCTCGGCGCTGGTCGCGATCTTGCCGGGTTTGGCACCACGGCGCTGCAGAACCGCTACGGTGCCGCGTCGGCGCTCATGGGCCTCGGTAGCGCGCAGCAGAACCTCTACCAGCAGTTCCTCAACGCGCAGCGTGAAGAGGACTTGCGCCGGCAGCAGTTCCCGCTCCAGCAGCTTGCGATCCGGCAGGGTGCGGTGTCGGCGAGCCCGTACAACGTGACCCAGACGGGGACGGTTACGAGCAGACCGAGTTACTGGGAAATGGCTGGGCGTGTTGCGTCGGCTTTTGCGCCAATCCCGAACCCAAGCGGTTCTGACGAAAACATGAAAGTCGATATCCGTGGAATTAAAAACCCGCTCGATAAGGTCAATCGCCTTAAAGGTATTGAGTTTGAGTGGGCAGACGGATACGGCAGCAAGGAAGGCGACGACGAGGGCGGAGAGACTGACATGAGCCTCTCTGCGCAAGACGTTGAGAAGGTGATGCCGGAAGCGGTAAGCCGTCGCGAGAGTGACGATATGCGGCAGGTTGACTTCCCGCAACTCGTGGGGCTATTGACCGAGGCTGTTAAGGAATTGGACAAGAAAGTAGAAGGCGGCAAGCGCCGCAGGAAGGCATGACATGGATTTTTTGAAAAAGATTGGCCAGAAGATTGGCTCCGTAGGGGCAAAAGAAGATGAGCTTGCCCGTAAGACTTATGGTGAGGCTTTTGATAAGGCCAATCCTTTGGAAAGAGCCGCGATGCGCGGGAATGTTGGAAGCATATTTAGTTTTGATCCTGGATCGCCTGGGTCAGAGCAAGACCTTGAAAGCTTTGTTCGACTAAAGCCCGGGCAGGCTTCCATTTCAAACCCGATGCAGGCGTATTCAAGCCTTTACAATATGTACGGCGGTCGCAAGATGCGCGGCCTGCTGTTTGATTGAGGTATAGACCATGGCAGACGGATTATTCAAAGGCATCGGCAGCGCGTTCAATCGCTACATCGGCGGCCTTCTCGGCGAAGACGTTGAGAAGATGACACCGGAGGAGCGTCGCGCTGCTCGGATGGCGGCGATTGGCATCATTGGCCGTGGAATGGTCTCGCCAGAGGGCGGGTCGCAGGCGCTTACCGCTGTGCGTGCCAGTCGGCAGGCGGCCAGAGATGAGCAAGAAATGCGTCGTCGGCAGGCGGCTGCAGAGGCCGCGCTTCCAGACATCTCTAGCCGCATATTCGGTGGCCGCACTGGCACCATGATTGAGGATGTTGAGGGCGGCCCTGCGACGCCGTTGATGGCGCGTCGCGCACCAACCGCTGCCGGCGCTCGAGAAGCGATTGGCATGATGTACGGCACGCAGGCTGGACGTGATGTCGCGACGATGGCGCCAGGATTAATGACGGCTGCGCAAGAGCAGATGAAGCCGGGTGAGTTTGTTTACCAAAATGTCCCTGGAATCGGGCTTGTCTCTGTAAGCAAAACTAATCCGTCTGACGTGCGAATTGTTCAGAAAGTTGGCAGGGAACCTGCTGCTCCTGCAAAGCCGGAGTTAAAAGCTATTCGTCTTGCCAATGGCATGATGCAGGATATGTGGATTGCGCCGGGACAAAATGAATCGCAAGGGGTTAGAGTAGGCGCGCCTTATGTTCCGAAGGGCGCGGATGGCGAAACACTAAATGCTCGCCAAAGAACTGGCGTAGCAATGACTCAAGACGCTGCAGTTAATTATGCAGTGAATGTCACTGGTCTACCAAAAGCTGAAATTGAGAAAATGAGTCCGGCGCAAGTTGAGGCTGCAATCATTAAGCGTGGCGGCAGAGTATTGCAGGGTGGAACTGCAAGAATAGTGTCTGGTCTTCCTGTTGTTGGAGACTTTGCCAGCACGTTCGTTGCTGCCGCCAATGCTGATTTGCTTGGCCCGGCAGCTCAAGGAGCTGCAGGTATTGCAAACCTTCAAAATCCTTCCGGTACAATTACTGGCGCAGATTTGACTGCAGCAGGAACACAGTTCCCGAATGCAATGATGCCCATTGAAACTCAAGCGCAAATGATTAGATCATTGCTTGAGCAGTCAAGGCAGATCGAGCAGTACGACGCAAACGGAAACAAGGTGCGATAATGGCCATCATAGTAGAAATGCCAGACGGCACGACGGCTCAATTTCCAGACGGCACCAAGCCGGAGGTCATTGAGCGCGTCAAACGCGAGAAGGCTGCTGCGATGCAGCGCAGACAACCAGAGCAGCAAACGCCAGGGATGCTGCAGACTGCCATTCGCGCATTTGGGCAGGGCGTCACCTATGGCGGATCGGATGAGGCTATTGCCGCCGCAGAATCTGCCCTTGGCCGTATGCCATACGCCAAGAGCCTTGAGGAGCAGCGCCGAGAGCAGGATGCGATGCGCCGCGCTAATCCGATTACTTACGGTGTCTCTGAGTTGGCCGGAGCATTGGCCTCACCGTATCCGTTTGGCAAGGCCGGCGCGGTTACGTCTGCAGGTGGCAGACTGCTACGCGAGGCCGGCATCAGCGGCGGCATCGGTGCCGTGCAGGGTGCCCTTGAAGCCGAACCAGGAAGCCGTGCCGCGGGCGCTGCTACAGGCGGCGCGACTGCTGCCGTTGTCGGCCCTGCATTTGCGAGCGCGATGGACTTTGCTCGTGGCGGCAGAGAAGTTCTCGGACGCGCATTTAGACCAGACGAGCCGCGTATTGCGTCGCAGCAAGTACTTAACGCCATGCGAGAGGCTGGCGTAACCGGGCCAGAGCTTCGGCAGCAAATTCTCACCGGGCGACCGGATGAGACGGTGCCATTTGGAATGCGCCTCGGTATGCCGGGTCAGCTCGCGGCAGAGCGTGCCGCAATTGGTGGCGGAGCCGCTGCTGATATCTCTCGAGAAACTTCTGAGAACATACTCTCCGAGTCTGGCGCCCGAGTGATGAACGTCGTCAACGAGATGACCGGGAACGACCGCAGGTTCACGCAAGACATTCTGGACACGTTCAAGAAAGCGCGAGACAAGAACGCGAGCGATCTTTACGGAAAGGCGCGCGCGGTCGGTATCGTGCAAGATGACGAAATCGTGGACATGATCGTCAGAGACCCGCTGACGAGGAGCCTCTACAAGCAGGCCCAGGTAAACGCGCAAAGAAAGGAAAACCTAAAGCTGCCGGATTTGGTGGACAAGGATGGCAACCTAATACAGAACGCTTACCCGTCTGTGGCGGCGCTTGATTATCTTTTGCGCGCGCTTCGCGCCAAGAAAGATCAAGCCTTCAAGCAGGGCAACGTCAACGCTGATGGAATTAAATCGCTATTTGACAGCCTTGACTCGCGTGTTAAGGAGCTTGTGCCAGAGTACGCTGCTGCGCGATCAAGGTTTGCAGACGACTCTGAGTTAATCAAGCTGTCGCAACTTGGTCAGCAGTTCATCAATATGTCGGAGTCTGCTCGTAAAGTGGCATTGCGCGGCCTTGACCCAGATAAAATGGATGTGGTGCGAGCGACCGCGCGTGATGCTCTTTTTAATAGGCTCGCATCTGCCGATGACGTTGGCCTTGCTAGGATGCTGACCGCATCAAAGCAAAACCGCGACCTTCTTGAATTTCTTGCCGTATCTCCCGAGCAGGCCGCGCAGGCCGCGCTTCGGATTCGGCAGGAGCGGCAGCTTCAAGAGTTCTCGAGAGCGATCAACCCGAACATTGGGTCACGCACCGCGAGAACGATGGCCGCTGCCGGAGAGGGCGTCGATCAATTGGCTAGCGCAGAGCGTGCCACGCAATTCTTGAGCGGTAACGCGGCGTCTCGGTTTATGACAATGCTCAACATCGCCGGCGGTCGTCTGCGCGGGCTTACACCTGGAGCCAGAGAAGACATGGCGCGAATGCTGACGGAACTTGAGCCGCAGCAGCAGATGCAGATTCTCGACCGGCTCGACCTTGAGGATCAAAGGCTGATGCGAGAGACGATTGACCGCGCCAACAAGAGAATGCGCAGCGTGCAGACCGGCGCGCGCATTCCCGGCCTTCTATCGACAGAAGAGCGTCAATGAGCGAACCCTCCTGGCTCACGCTCGCACGCCGTTACCGCGGCGTCGCCGAGGTTCCCGGCAAGGCGACCGCGCCGACGATCTCGCGCTGGCTGCGTGAGCTGAAGGCGTGGTGGTCGGACGATGAGACGCCGTGGTGCGGCGTGTTCGTGGCCGCTGTGATGCAGGAGGCGGGTTATGAGCGGCCCAAGCACTGGTATAGGGCCAAGGCGTGGGGCGCGTACGGCAGCCAGCTCGTAGGGCCAGAGGTGGGCGCTATCGTGGTCTACGACCGCAAGGGTGGCGGCCACGTTGGGTTCGTCACGGCGGTCGACGTCAATGGCCGTATCTTCACGCTGGGTGGCAACCAAGGCAATCGCGTCAGCGTGGTGCCCTTTGACCCGTCTAGGGTGATCGGGTTCCGCTGGCCGCCGGGGGCTCCTCCTCCGCATCATACGCTGCCGGTTATCGCGGCAGCGCATATCAAGTCGAGTAATAACGAGGCATAAGTCATGTTGAAAGGCGCATTGAAATCCAAGACCGTGTGGTGGAACGTACTGCTCGCCGTGCTCGGTGGGCTCGAGCTTATCGGCGCGCATCTAACCACGCTCCTCGGGCCGCAGGTGGCAGCTGGCATCCTTGCCGCCGGTGCGATGGCGAACATCGCCCTGCGCACGATCACGACCCAGCCGCTCTCGGCTAAATGATCCAAGCGTGGCTCTTAAAGCAGGCGCCGCTGATCGTCATTTCCTTGACGGTCATCGGTGCCGGTCTATGGGTCGGCCACACCCTCATTGAACGTGGGCGCAACGAAATGCGACCTATTCTTGACAAAGCATTAGCAGAGCGTGATAACCTCGCGGCCACGTTGGAAAATGAGCGGGCCGAGCGGCGACGTGCCGAGGAGGCAGTAGGTGCATATTCCAAAGAGATTGCAAGTTTGCGGCGCCGCCCTCGTGGTGAGCCTGTCCGCGTGTGTTTCGACGAAACCGCTCCAGTGCCCGCCCCCGGCACAGCCGCCAGCGATCCTGATGGAACCGCCGCCCTCGCCGGGGGACTTTCAGGAACGGCTCGAGGCGATCTTGAAGCCCTCCGCGAGCTCGCGTACCAATGCGACGAAGTAAGCGCACGACTGAGGGCGTTGCAGAGGTGGGCGTCGTCAAGCCCGTAAAGCCGCGCTCAGACGGCATACCTCGACAGTTTCAGCTTGCGGGGCACACCATAGAAGTTAGGATTGTGCCTCCTAGAAAATGGAAGCACGGCAAAGATTGCGTTGGTATCTGGCTCCCAGATCAATACCGCATTGACATCATTAGCAGCGTGCGCGGCAGCAACCGCCAGCAGGTGTGGTGCCATGAGGCCATCCACGCCATTCTGGACATTGCAGGCCATGACGATCTAAGCCGCGACGAGCAACTCGTGGATAGACTGGGCCATCTGTTGCAACAGATGCTTGTGACAATGACCTAATATGCGTCGCCACCTAATCATCCCCGACGTACAGATTAAACCGGGGTCAAAGACAGAGCATCTCAAGTGGGCCGCCGAGGCGATCCTAGACTACCGCCCCGATGTCGTGATCTGTCTCGGAGATTTCTGGGACTTGCCCTCGCTCAACAGCCACGCCGAGAAGGGCAGCGCAGAACTAGAAGGCGCTCGCTATCAGGAAGACATCGACGCGGGGAATGTATCCTTTCGGATACTCGACTCATGCTTTCGCAAGTCGCGCAGCAAGACGTGGAATCCGCGCAAGGTGTTTCTTGAGGGCAACCACGAGAACCGTGCGAACCGCATCGCGAACAACGACCCGAAGTGGCGAGGAATTATCGGCTCGCAGAACTGCCAAACTCTTGACTGGGAGCGGCACAAGTTCCTAAAAATCGTGGAGATTGACGGGATAAAATACTGTCACTACTTCCCGAACCCGTTTTCGGGCAAGCCCATCGGCGGCACTATCGTCAGCCGCCTCAACAATATCGGCGCGTCGTTCGTGCAAGGCCATCAGCAGGGCTTCCTGTACGCGAGCAAGCAATACCCCGACCATGTAAAGCACGGCCTCGTCGCGGGGCGCTTCTATCTGGACTACGAAGGCTACCGCCCGAACGACGTGCAGGCCACAGAATGGTCTGGCATCGTCGTGCTCAACGGCGTGCGCAAGGGCGACTACGACCTCATGCCGCTGCGCATGGACTACCTCAAGCGTAAGTACGGCTAGTCTTTATCCTTCCAGCGCAGCGCGGGCCACAGCACGAAGAGCGAGAACGTCACGCCCAGCGTGATGCCAAGGCCGAAGGCAAGATAGGCGTCGGTCATGTCGGTCTCAGCGCCGTCTCAGCGACGACCGCGGCCTCGGCAGAGTGATCCATCTTGGCAATCGTCTCGAGCGCATTCTTGTAACGCTGGATGATCGCCTTCTGCATCATGTCCATGTAGGTCGTCTCGACCTGCCAGCGGATCATCTCCTTGCGCTCAGCCTCGAGCTTCTCAATCGCCTTGACGTAGGTATCAAGTCGATCCTGCTGCTCGTAGATCACTTGCTTGAGTTGTTGCTTGGTGTTGGCGTTCTCGACCCACTCTGTGAGCCAAGATCGCGGCGGGCTTTCTGTGTCTATTGTTGGCATAAAGTTCCGGCTGTCGCGACGGGGCCGGTGCTCCGAAGTGGTGGGCGCGACTCCTGTGGAGGAACTAGAATTTCAGCTCGGGCTCAATATCTTCTGCAACCTGAGCGGCCTTGGTACAGAACCACGCCGCCTTTCGTAAGTCTTGCGACGCACGATCTTTGCGGCCAGCGCGTGACAGGTACTTGATGGCGGAACCTTGGCAGTAGGCGAGCATTCCTTCGTCGCCGAGTACGGCCTGAATATAATCAATCGCCTCAATCTCTGTCCCATCTGGAAGTGTCAGATGGTAGTGATGCGGACTGTTTACCGGGTCATCGTTGTCGTCTTTGTCGCCACGCAGGAATTTGTTGACCTCATCCTGTACGCGCAGAAGTTCATTCATCTCATCTTGCGTGATCTTCACGGCTTCTTGCAGTCTGGTTTTCATCCTGCCACCCATTTCGCTACGAGCATCATAATTCCAAAGAACAATCCGCCTGCGACGGCGATGGCAATAGCAAACGCCGTCCACACGAGTATGTAAACAATCAGCGAGTCGGTATCCTTTTTCATGCTGCCCTCTTCTTGAGTTTTTCGTTTAAGTCATAGAGTGCGCGAAGGTGCAGGAAGGCAGGCCAGGCGTCATCGTCGAGCGACGGGTAAAAGTGGTGCCCAAAGTCACCGTTCTCCTTGCTGAAGCGCAGTATGTGATACCCGCCGTCGATCTTGTTGCCGGTGCACTCCTCATAAGCCTTGGCGTATGCGGACACCTGCATCAGATACTCGGGCCAGATGCCGTTGCTGGTCTTGAAGTCGCCCAGCACCATCTTGCCGTTGAGCTTGCCGATGAAGTCGAGCGTGCCGCCGAAACGGTGCGTCTCGCTAATCACCTGCACCTCACAGTCTACGATCTCCAACTGCGTACCCTTGCACCAGAACTCAAAGGCTGAGTAAGCCGATGCGGCCTGTGCGCGGAACGTCGCCTTGTCGTTGACCGTCTCCTCCTCCAGCGCCTTCTCGAGCACCAGCATCGGCTCATCGCCCTTCACCCACGCCTCGCACATGGAGTGCACGCAGGTGCCGATGGCGAGGATGTCGCTGCCTTCGTAGAGGCCAGAGGGGGCAGGCTGACCCTGCCCCTCCAGCACACCGTGCTCACGACCTGTCCGGTAGGCCCAGTTAATCAGGGCTCCCGGGTCTTTGATCTTGAGGATCGTGGTGACGGAGGGAATCTTCTTCCCGTCCGCCGCACGATACCCTTGTCGTGGTGTCGGCATGATTAAAAGCTCATGTCGTCGTCGGCGAAGGCGGCCTCAGTCGCAGCCGGCTTAGCGGCGGCCTTCGGTGCAGCCTTCGGCACGTCGATCATGCGGTTGGCGATCTTGTCCTGTATCCACGCCGGGAGCTTGTCGAAAATTTTGTCGTCTGGCGTGTCGGTCGAGTAGACGAGCGCCTCACCCTCTAGCGCCGGGGCTGGCATCGCCTTCGGCAATGGCATGATGCTGGTCAGGTTGGCGTAGGTGCGGTCGCCCTTCACGCTGTGCGTGACGTTGATGAACGCAGGCTTTCCGGCGACCTTGCCAAGATCAAACTTCTTGAGTTCGTCAGGCGTGAAGGCTTTGCCGCGCCAGGAGGTGAGCAGCCCGTAAAGCGTGGACTTCTCGTTAAGACTCAAGCCCACCGTGCGACTAATCACCGCCGGCAGACTCTTGGTCTCGCCGTCCTTCGTGATCTCGACGCGGATCTCGGGGATCTGGAAGCGCAGGACGACCGTTCTTTTTGGCGCAAACTGGCCATTTGGTGAGGGCTGCACGCCAAGGTCAACGACCATATCGCAGACTGCCGCGTAGGCGCCGGCCTCGAGAGGCTTGCGCGGTTCAAAGTTTCCACCCGATGATGCACTAATAAACAGACTCATATTGTTAACTCCTATTTGCTACGGTTCACCAGTATTCTCTGCCGCCGCGACTGCTGCGCCAGTTTGGCGGGGGAACCTGCCGCCAATTTTCGTGTAATGGATTGCGTGTTG